CACACTAATTAGTTGTACAAGCAATAATATGCTTCGAAAATCAATACTTTGCATTAGCGATCAACACTCTCCATACCACCATCCAGATACACTTGACTTTCTGGCTGCACTTAAGAAAGAATACAAACCCGATTGTATTGTGAATATGGGAGATGAGTTAGACTGGCACAGTATTTCTTTTCATGACCATCATCCAGGATTACGTGCACCTAAAGATGAACTTACAGAAGCTAAGATTTTCTTTAAGGAATTACATAAGATGTTTCCTAAAATGTATTTATTAGATTCCAATCATGGAAGTCTAGTATTTAGGAAAGCAACAAGACACGGAATACCACACGAACTTTTTAAATCATATAATGATATGTTAGGTGTGGGACCAGGTTGGACTTGGCATGAGGACTTAATCATCAAAGCATCCAACGGACAAAAAATTTACTTCTGCCATGGTAAATATAAAGATGTGCTAAAGGTAGCACAACAATATGGTATGTGTACTGTCCAAGGACATTACCATACTACGTTCAGTATACATTACTGGAGTAATCCAAATGAATTACTCTGGGCTATGCAAACTGGATGTTTAATAAACATGAAGAGTTTAGCTTTTGAATATAATAAATTACAAAAGACTAGACCAGTAATAGGAACCGCTGTGATCATTAACGGACTACCGAAATTGATCCCAATGGTATTAAAAGACAATGGCAGATGGAATAGAAAAATTACCGAGAGGAATTAGAAACAAGAACCCAGGCAATATTAAATTAGGTACTGACTGGGATGGGTTGGCTGATGAACAATCAGATCCAACTTTTTGTATTTTTAAGGAAGCAGTTTGGGGTATTCGAGCTTTAATGAGAATACTCTTAGTCTATCGTTTTCATCATAAAAAAAATAATGTAGAGGATATTATCGGAAGATGGGCTCCTCCTAATGAGAATGATACTGACGCTTATATAGACTTTGTCTGTGACAAGACAGGTTTTAATCCGATGGATAAACTAGATAATAGTATTGAACACTATTTACCTTTAGTTAAATCCATCATTCAGATGGAAAATGGCAAGCAGCCATATACTGATGAACTTTTAGTAGAAGGGATGTATAAAGCATGGGAGGGATTTCCAACAAAATCCTCCGCTACTTAATGTATGTTGGAGATAGATTACACCAATGGGCTTGGGATAGATTCTACAAAAGACGAAAAGTTATTCGTCACATTGGTGGAAGAACAGGTAAAATATACACTTTTAAAAGGAAGTAATATATGAGATTGAATGTACATTTTGGAATGGGTCATAATAAAATGTTAAGCAATCTTTATAAAAGACCATTCACTATGACAAGAAAATCTGGTGAAAAAATAAAATTTGAATCAGTTGAACACGCATATCAAACTTTAAAAAGTGGAACATTTGATGATATTACATTTAGTAATCCTAAATGGAAACAAGGCGGAGTTAAAATTAGAGGTAGATTTAAAGCAGATAGTAAAACAAATGTAGCTTTAATGAGAAAACTTATGGCACAATCTTTTAAACAAAATCCAAAAGCTCTTATGGCTCTTAAAGCAACAGGTAGAACTGAATTTACACATCAACCTGATAAATCTATTTGGGCAAAAGAATTTCCTAAAATTTTATCTGACTTAAGGAGGAACTTATAATGTGGTTAGGATTAGCAAAGATGGCTCTACAAACTGGAGCCAAAGTCTATGCAAATAAACAACGAACTAAACAAGCTATGTCTGATGCAGCTCTTTTGACTGCAGAAAAACAAGCTCGTGGTGAGATCGAATATAATGGTAAGCTGTTAGAAGCTCGTCAAAATGATTACAAAGATGAAGTAGTCCTTTGCATTTTAACACTTCCCATATTAGTGCTCGCTTACGGGGTGTGGTCAGACGATCCGCAGGCTATGGAAAAGATCAAAATATTCTTTGAACATTTTCAATCTCTTCCTACTTGGTTTACCAATTTGTGGATCTTAGTTGTTGCATCAATTTTTGGTATTAAGGGTACACAGATCTTTCGTGGTGGTGGACCTAAACTACCCAAGAAATGACAGAAAAAGCAGACTATCAAGAAATTATAAACGAATACAAAGAACAAGTACGGGTTCTTAAAGAGCAGCTTAATGAGCTTACGGATGCTGCTAAGGCTAAAGATTCGGCTCTTAAAAGAACTTTACAAAAGTTAGAATACGTAACAGAAGATTTAGACAAGGCAAATGACGAATTAAATGCAAAACAAGACATGGAAAAAACCAAAAAATAGTATCTGCAATGTGGGCAAATGCCGACATTGTAATAAAGAATTAGTTAATACAGATACTTTTGTTTGTTTTGCAGATAAGTCTAGAGCTTGTTTAAAATGTTATCATAACTCAGGAGCATCTTTACCGATGTTTCGCAAATGATAAACCATCCTCACGATATACAGATGATGGCAATGTTTATTTTTATAACACTCTACTTAGTAATGGATATTATCTTTTAATGCCTAGACCTGTAAGAAAATGGATAGTTAAATTAAGAATGTGGTACGCTACATTCAGAGGCCATAAAGGTATGCGTTGGGATTACGAACCATCTGAACATTACTTTGGTAGAAAAAGAAAATGAAAATATCAGATAACACAGCAATAAGTATGCCAATGAGAAATCTCTTGGCAATACTCGCAGCTGTTGCTATGGGAATATTTGCATATACAGAGATTACTGCTAGACTCACAAGTTTAGAAACATCAAGAGAATTATTTCAAGCAGATCTTTTAAAAAAATCTGAGCAGCTACCTACAGACCAAGAGCAATTTATGTTAGTTGAAGATTTATATAAAACTACAGAAAAATTAGAAAAGAACCAAGAACAGAATATGACAAACAAAGTTAATATAGAATTTTTAAGTAAACAGTTAGAAAAGGCTTTAGAAGATATTGAAAAACTAAAAGATAAAGTTAGAGCTAATGGAGATAAACAGTGATAGAAACAGTTGTAGCTCTATGTATGTTTTATCAAGGTGGAATTATAGAACACACTTATAAAGAAAGCATGTCTGATTGTTTAAAATCTAAAAGGATTGCTTCTCGTGAAGTTAATCCTGAAAATGTTAGATTTGCTTGTGGTAAAGTAACTGCAGAAACAGAAATTTATATGGGTGAAAAAAAGATACTTAAAATATTAGAGGATAAATATTAATGAACACATGTACAAATTGTAAATGTAATAGTAAATGGCTCTATATTTATAGAGCAGCTATTATAATATCTATTTTTGGATTGTTTTATATTCATACAATGGAGTGTATTTAATGGACAATAAAATAGTAACAGCATTGTTAGCTATTCTTCTTGCATTGGGAGGCTGGAATTTAAGTCAGACTTTTAAATTAAGCAATGATATGGTTTTAGTTAAAGAGAAAATTTCTAATATTGAAGACAAAATTAATAAATTCAAACCAAATAAGAAGAAAAAGAAAAAGAACAAATAAACAATACAGTTACTTTCTTAAAAAACGTAGATGGTACAGTAGGAGGAGATGAGGTATTTAGTTACATTTTTATTTTTAAGTTTATTCTTAGCAGCCTGTGAAAACACAAGGCACTCAATAGGTGTTACTGGCAAGCCATTAGCAACTGAAGGTAAATTTGAAGATAGTGTAAAATTTAATTATAAGATTATTTTTGGGAAAATCAGATCAAAAACAACAGAAGAAGATGACGACTAGGAATCCAGTCGCTAGAAGTTTACCTCAATACAAACATAAACGATTTAAAGATAAAACAAAGTATAATAGGAAGAAGTATAAGTTAGACTATTAGTTTGGATTTAGGTTTATCGACTTCTTTAGGTTCACCAAACACATTAAAACTAAATGATCTACGTTCTCCTTTTGTTCTAAAAGGATAAACCATATGATACATCCACCAAGGAAAGATATAATAATCTCCAACCTTTGGGCGGATTCTTACTGTGTTAGTTGAAAATAATTGGACTTGTCCATATTGCATTTCAATACCACCAGCAGTTGGATAATGATCTTTGTCTTCTCTATCCCATTCTTCTTGTATACCTTCAGGTAAAGATAGATAGCCTACACAGGACATATGACAATTGGTATGATAATGTAAGGGATTAAAATCTCCTGCAAAGGTTCTTACATACCAACCCGATTTAAATACTATTTTTTGAAGTTCATGAGCATTATCAGGATGTGCTTCTATATAAGCACTCATCAGTTTTTGAAAATAGGGAGCCCATTTTTCAAATACTTCTGGACTAATGATAAGCTCTTGTTTGACATTACCCACAAGATCATCAGAGAAATCATGTAATTTACTTTTCTCTTTATCAGCCACAATGTTATCACAATCTTTATTAAAGTCATCGATAAGTTCTTGAGGTAATTTACAATGACCTATTGATGGACCAAAGGGTCTATAGATTTTAAGTTCTTTATTCTCTTTATTGAGTTTACTATAATGCCCCACGTTTCCACTTTCTGAATCCTTCTACCCAGGATTCTTGTTTAATTTCTTTATAATCTCTTTCAATAATCATTTCAATAAAGTGAATAGCTTTAAGTAAATCTTTCTTACCACCTTTATCTTGGTGTCTAATAATATACTTAATAGCTGATCCTTCAGGAAATAATAACTTATTTTCTACAACAAATTTACTAGGTTGAATCTTATATTTTAAATAATAAGATCCACCTACTTGTTGATCGTAACTAGAACTTGAGTTTGAAACCTTTTTTTTCATATTTAATTTGAGCAGGGGTTCTTCGGTCTTTAAGAAGTTTAAGCTGCTTATCTGTCATAATAAACTTTTCACTTTGTAAAGCAACCTGTATTTTAGGAAAAGCATAATCAGGATCTATATTAGCCATTCTAAATACTATTTTAAAATCCTTAGTTTTATTGGAAAGCCAAGCAATTGCTTTATGCTTA